ATACGAATCAGTGTACAGGAAATATCTGAAAGAGTTTGCATGGTTACAACAACAGTTGATGAGTGGGAAATTGAAACGTAGGTATGAAGATAATTATGTTCCTACCTTGAAGATACGTAAGAAACAAACGTGGGACTTGTTAACGCTTGGGTTTGATATGTATGCTAAAACACAAGGAGAGTATGATGAATGGTGTCTGATCCTTATTAAGTGTAAGGAAGAGTATGAGGACATGGTGTTACATCTACGGAATGAGTTGAAGGTTGATAATGGTAAGTCTGTTGATGATGATGTCAAGCAAGAGACTATACAATGAGTATGGGACCTGAATACATTATAACAAGAGATTGTGTTAAGTATTTGAGGATTACTGATTACACGGAACATGCGTACAGGAAAGAAGTATTACTCGCTATCAATACCCAACGTAACATACAATATCTGAAAGAAGTGATGATATTATTTTTCAAGCATGCATGGGAGTTATCTCCTTTACAATGTATCATTGAGAGTGATAAGATCATTAAAGTATGTAGTGATATATATGATGTGTATGTTGCTTGTTATAATTATTTAATTACCCAGATAACTGATGATGAGAAGTATAAACATAATTGTGGGTATGCAAAAGTATATTTGAATTTGTTACATGATGGTTGGGATAAATTATATTGTTATGGTGAGAAGATGTTGAAGATGAATGAGATAGAGGTATGGTGAGGAAAATGGAGAATAAGAATAATTATATAAATAAAATTGCAAAATCAAATCATAATATTAAGTTTTTTTGGAAAAGAACAGGAAGTTGTGATTATGTTAAATGTCAATCTGCTTGTTGTAGATTTAATGTGCATAAATCTATTGAAAATAATGGTTGGAATAAAGATTATCATAAAATGAATGAGTATTCTGAAATGACTGTTTCAAATGTTCAAATAAGAAAATTAAATAAACATGATATTGTAATGTCTCCTAGGTTATGTCCTCATATTAAAATTGAAGGGGGGTGTAATTTACATGGTAAAAGAACTCAACCACATGTATGTAAATATTTTCCAATGACTCCAATTGATGGAGTTTATATTGCGGTTAAACATGTTTGTGGATATAAATTTAAGGAGATTAGAAATCCTAATTATAAATAAAAAAAAGAACAAGAAAAAGAGTTGAGTAAAAAATGAAAAAACCAAACATGAAAGATTGGGATGAACCACCTAAATTAGAACCAATGTTAAAAGATCTTGATAAGAATAGAATTAAAATTGAATCAAAATCAAGACAACCAGGAAAAGTTAACAAACATTTATTTGAGAAAAAATTCCCAAAATGGAATATGCTCATGGGATGTATAAAGTTTAATATATTAGATAAAATAAAAAATGAATTAGAATATTATAAACTAAGATGTGGATATCAATTACAAGCAATGGAAGAGTGTTGTCTGGATAAACAGAAGGTTGAAGAATCTATTAACAGATTAGGGGAATGGTATAGAATTAATTATGAAGAAAAAGATTGGCAAGAACAAGATGATTTTGAACCAACACCTATGGCGATGCTTATTAAATTAAAAGAAGAGTTAGGGTTGGAAGATGAGTGAAGAGAAAAGGATGGGGAATTATATAGATAATTTATTATATAAATCATATGATTGTTTTTTTGAAGCGTGTTTAGGAATTGATGATGTAACTCCAAAGGTGAAAAATGATGAAAAAAATTGATGAGGGTAGCTTAGTTCCTGCTTGGGAGAATGTCCCAGAAGATATAACACCATATGTTGGATTCGTTTATATCATAGAACATATAGCTACTGGTAAAAAGTATATTGGTAAGAAGATATTTGGGAATATTAATCGTAGAAAGTTCACTAGGAAACCGAATAGTATTGAAAAGAAAAGACTTGAACAATATAAGTATCGTGGGTATAATAGCAAACTTAAAACTAGAGCAGCACAAGTAAAAGAAAAGGCTAAGTTTAAAGGGAAGTATAAACAATACAAATCAGATTTATATCAGAAGTATAAAGGAGATAAGAAGACCATCATTGTTAGAACTGAAAGTAATTGGAAATCTTATTGGGGTAGTTGTGAGACCACATTACCTGATGATTTAGAGGAGTATGGGTATAACGCATTTAAACGTACCATAATAAGACTTTGTTTTAAAGCATGGGAATGTAGTTATTATGAAGCTAAGTTGCAATTTGACTATGGGGTGTTGTTATCTGATGATTATTATAATGGTGCTATTAGAATTAAATTGAAGAAACATAGGTGTATGATAAGATGATTGATAATAAATGTTATTGTAAGAATACCTGGAATAAGATGGAACATCACAGAGATACTATTATCTTACGATGTTGTTATTGTGGGAATGTTATAAGGAAATATAAAATGGAGAAAGAAGATGGAAGATAGATACACTTACAAAGGAGATGTTGTTAAGGCGTTGACAGGTAGGTTATACAGAGCTGTTGATAAGAAAGTGAAGAAGTGTTACAAGTTTCAGGGGTTCCTGAAAACAACACCACAAGAGTATAAGTATGTATGGGAGAAACATATGAATGCTTTGAATAGTAAAGTTGAAGGTAGGTATGAGATTGATAGTTCTTCTTTACGGAACGCATGGAAACGTGCCAGGAGAGAGATGGAACAATTAAATAAAGATACCATAAAGAAAGGGTTGATACCAGTAGGGAACATATTTAGAGCAGCTAATTAAATAGAGGGAGTGGGAACTTGAAAGAGGAAATTTGGGACAAGGTATGGGATGGTGTTAAACAACAAACTGAATATCTCCCTTTGAAAGGAGGTGTTAAAGTGTTCAAGATATTGTCTGTTGATCGGAAGATTAAAACGAAGAGTAATGATTATACTCGTGCTAGAGAGGAGTATCTGAATACTTTGAACAAGGAGAAAGGGATGACTGAACGGTATCAGATGAGAGGGATGAAGGTCAGGATATTATACTGGAACGGAAAACCTTACAAGGATATGGAAGTTAACACTAATATGTCTGAGAAAGTGTTCAGGAGAATTATATTGACACGACGGAGTATTAAACAGGAAGGGATAAACCCACCTGAGTATCTGGCTGTGTGGAAGAAGAACATGTTCACTGTTGTGTATGCGTTCATCACAGAGACGGAGTTCGGGAAGATAGATAAGTTATGTAATAAAGATAACTGGGAGAAGTTATCAAAGGCTATCTGTTGGACTGGTGCAAAGGTTAAGTTTATTAAGGATGAGTTCCTTAATTATTATAGAGGGATAGAAGAATGAAAAATATATTAGAAGAAGCTAATAAGATTACACATGGTGATAGACAGAAAGATTATGGTTCACCAAAAGATAACTTTGAACAAGTAGCTAAAATATTTAATTCAATAAGAGGATATAAAAGATTAAATGCGGAAGATGTTGTTTATGTGTTATTATCAGTTAAATTAGCAAGGGAACAACACAAACATAAGAGGGATAATATGGTTGATATTGCAGGTTATACTTGGGTATTGAATGAGGTTGTAGAACAATGATAGAAGTAAAAACAACAAGAGAGTTAATTAAATCAGAAGAGTTCGAAAATATAAGGGAAGAACTCAAGATGAATAAGAATATTATTGATGATGAAAAGAAAGCTTTGGAATGGTTTAAACCTAGCTTTTTAAAATCTCTCAGAAAACAATGGATTGCATTTGATGATATAACAACTAAGGAAAGAGTCTTTGTGAAACATATGCAAGATCATTTAGAGAATGATGATAGAGGGTGTGATGGAGATAAGATAACTCCAGGAGTAGTAGGGTGTACTATCTGTGGGAAAGATATAGATCAAATATTTGAAGAGGGAAAATGAGTATAAGTAGATGTGGAGAGTGTGAAGTGCCTGAGTTGAGTGCTAAGGTATTCATCGCTAAAAGGTATCATAAACAGATGGAAGAGTATGAACAGAAGATGGATACTGCTGAGAGATTATTCCTTAAAACTTACCAGGATATGTCTCCACAAGAAAGAGTAGTGTTCGCTAAGGAAGAAGGGTATTTAGGATAAATAGTTGCATAGACCATGAGATAGGGGTGATGTTCCCACCTCTTACATTTTTTCTATACCTCTATCCATGGGTGCAATACTATTTAACTTAATAACTAAGGAGACATAAAATGAAAGAAGAATTGGAAGAAATAACGGTGCAAGAGATTAATAGGATTGGGTATAAGATGGAGATAAACTTAGACACAGTATTACAAGCTAATAAGGATAAGGATGAACCTGAACTTAAATCTTATATAACTCTATACACAACACAATTACAATCATTTAATGCCTTTGTCAGAGAATCTAATATGTATCTGGGTGATCATAAGATAAAGTATTATCGGAATAAGAAAGATGATACGCTTAGTTATAAAGCAATAAAGATACAACGAGCAGGGTTTTTAAAATAAGAAAAGAAATAAAAATTCATTGTTGAAGATTAAAATGGAAAGAAAAAAAAGACCGGAAAATAAAGAATATAAAGTATGGTTAAAATTATTAGATGACCATCCTGAATTAGAATATATACATAATACTTATATAGGTATTAGTTTTTGTAATCTCATTGAACAAGATATAGATATTAAAGTTATGTTGACTGGATTAAAAAAGTTTGAAGAGTTTTTAATATTGAAATATACCAATGGTAAAGGTTTGCCTAAACCTAGTTGTAAACCAAGATGTGTAGGACAATAAAATAAAAAAAATATTAATACCAACCTTTAGTTCGCATGAACTTATCAATACTTGTTAAGATACCACCAGTCAATACTAAGTATGGTGCTATTGTATGATCACCTGCATAAGCATACACTGCTGGTAACTGTGGTACAACAGCTCTCAAGAATCGTTTACTGTAATACCATACAGTCTCGTACCATTTGAAATCTTCTTCTTTATCTTCTATCTTTATTGTATTTACCATTTATATCATCTCCATCATTTTATTTATCATCATAAACAACCAACCCAGTAAACTAAATATAACTGTAAGTAACAAACCTATAATAACACTAATCACTTTAAAGGCTCCTTCAGCTCTCAGGAATCTAGTGTAGATACCTGGTTGACCATTATCTTTTAAAGGTTTAATCGTTGTCTTAATATAAATCATATCTTCTTTTGTCTGGGTAATATGTTTTTCCATTTTAATCATCATGTCATGTATCAGTTCTATCTTATCACCCTGAGTACAATCACATGGTAATGGTTTTACTTTGTCTGTCATTACTATCCTCTCCTGTACCTTACATGATTATTAAGTAAGGTTTATATTTATTGTTAGTGAATACTTTATTAGTTTGTGGTTCTATATAATGGAATCGCATGAACTTATCAAGGAACCCATTAAGGGCATGTTTACCTTGGGGAGTATAACAAAATACTAATGCAATCGCACAATCACTCTGGAACTGACTTGCTAATGCCTTGAAAGCGAAAGCGTAATCTTCACAATCATTAATCTCTGCTACATATCTACGTAACGAGAACACGTTCAATATAAGTAATTTGTTCAATTCTTCTTTAGGGATTAATTTCCTACTGGCATCAGTCACGTAAATGTTTGCATCAGGAAATAAGTTTCCTAATTGTTCAATTAACATGTTATAACTAGCTTTATACTTAGATTGGATAATGAAATGTTTCTTGAATCCTTTCCATATATCTTTTATCATTGTCATCATCTCATGCAGTCTTATATTGTATCGATAAACTATCTATCTGGGTAGTACTATCATTGAATATAACTTTAATTTTAATATTACTACCTATAGCACTACTAATCTCTTTATTACTATTATTATCTACTTGTTGCCATGATACTCCATCATTACCAGAGATATAAAATTTAGCTCCTGTTAATGTCTGACCGATAGCGATCAAATAAATTTCAATTAGATTAGTTGTTAAAGGCCTATTATCACTTATCCAAGTACCACTACTACTTGTAGGTTTCAATACACCATCAATTATTTCCGTATTAGTATGACTACCACTATCCTCATTGAAATAGAAATTATATGTGTTCTCCATTGCGTAAGGATTACTATTAGTACTATTCTTTTTATTATCGGTCTCGATTAATTTAGCTATTACATTACTGAAACTACGTTTCTCTTTATTAACCTTGACAGTTGTTGTATACCCTCTCACTACATCATACTCATGTCGATAACTAATGATTGGATAGTTACCAGGAGGTACATTATTCTGTGGAGCCGATAGATTAATATTATCACCTGGTTGGATACTAGCTAACATTAAACTAGTCATGTCACCTGTTAACGGAGGGTTCTTATTTCTACTCAGTAAGTAATCAGAATACTCCTGTGCTTGTGTCTCATCAACAATATTATTATCATTGATTACTTGTTTACGTTCACTGTATGTTGTGATTGAAGTTTGATCTTTAGCAGATTTAATTATCTGAATCCCATCAACCATTGCTCCGTAAACTACGATCTTATTCTTGACGAAAGTAATATCTTCAGCGAACTCATCTATACTTAACATATTATAATTATGCACTATCGCTTCAGTATTATTAATTCTACTATTAACAGCGAAGAAATGCCATTCATCATCATGATCTTTATACGCATCAAACACAGCACTATCACATAATTCCTTCACACAATCAAGGAAAGGTTTCTCGTACCAGTTAACAGTCATTGATACAGTTGATACATCTATATTAGTTAATGTTGTATTGTCTGCATAAGCATTAATTAGATCAGTGAATATTAACGAACATTCTTTAGTGGTAGCTGAGTAAGTAACAAGCTTATCAATCTCTACTTGTGCATTGGCCCGACCAGTTACTGTCACTTGATTATTATTATAACTAACCTTTTCTATATATCCTTTGAATCGTTTATTAGTAGCAGTAGCTGCATAATCACAATATAATTCAACCTTCTCTTTTCCGGTCCAGATATCAGTCCATTGTTCTTTATTATTCCATACGGTGAACTTGAAATTACCTATTGAAGTAGTCTTCCCATCTTCAAATTCCCAGTTAATAGCTATAGCAGTTATATCATCAATAGTACCATCTTGTCTAGTAATTAATACTTTCGGCTTAGCAGTATATTGAGGTGGTATCCAATGCCATACTTTAGTTTTTCTTGTACTATGTCTAACCATATTATATCTCCACTACATTAATAGTACTATTATCACATATGTCGCAATCCTGACAACAAGCTCGTAGATACCAGTAAGGATTCCATAAGTACCAAGTACTATAATTACATTCGAAATCAGCCCAACTATACATATCGATAGTTGATTCGTAAATAACTCCAGTCTTATAATCTATCCATGTATCAGCTATTAATAATTCACCAGTACTTTTATTATTAGTGAGTGAGATTGTATCATTAACACAACCAAACGATTCATTAATGAGTACAGAGAAATTGAATGTTTTCCCTCCGTACGCTTGTGAAGTTATATTAAGTATAGGTCTTGTTGATATCTGTCCATAAGGTGTCACGTTCTTTTGAGTAGGGCCATCAATCGGTATGAATTCCATATATTCTATATTATCAGGGAATGAATAATTCCAGTCACTGTAATAATAAGTTATGTCATAAGATGTATTCTTTGTATAATTAACATCATGTGCTAAGACTGTATAAGTTTTATTTCCTCCTCTATAATCATAATTAAGATTATTAATCTCAAAATTCCCTGCTGTATCTGATCTGATTATGATTGGGATAATTGTTTCATCATTACTATTATCAAGGAAATCCTGGGTAATATCAATATCTAATTGTACAGGATTAATAATGTCGACAGTATAATCAATATTAATATTATTAATCTGAATTATCCCTCCTATATTAGAATAAACATACACTGGCACATTACAATATCCATGTTCATCAGCAACACAATTAAATAAATAAGTTTCTAATTGAGTACTGAAATCATTTATTTCTTCTTCATCACTATATAATCCTGTATAATCCCATTCATTAACACCATCTAATTCCCCTATCTGAATCCATGGATCAAGTGTGAAACTTTCCCACCATACCTGTGAATCATATACTGTGGCAATATTCAAATCTTCACAATTAATTGATGCACCACTTCTCACCCATTGTCTTGCCCAGAAAACATTACCGAATCCTATCTGTACTGGACAACCAAAAGTTGTATAATCACCATCTTTAATAGTATCTCTACCGTGTGCGAAACTTGTATCACTCTTACTATAATATCCGTCAGCTCCATTATCTGTTGCTATGTTAACACCATTACATTTAGCTTCAACTGTTGATGTGGAACTACCATCTATTCCTTTAAAAGAAAATAACATCCAATCATTACTAGCATTTATACAAGCACTACTAGGGGTGTAATTTGTAACAGTCCCTAAACTATATTCCCAGTTAACAATAGTTCTATTTTTCTTTTCATAATAAGTATAAAGATAAATGTCTTGATTATTATTATCATCAACAGTCCTGTTATCTGGTTCAACTTGAAGATAAGTATAATTATAACCAGTGATATTGAAAGTAGCGGTTTGTACATCTGTGTTCTTGGGTAGTTTAAAATATCCAATTAACGGTGTTTCTTCATCAGTGAAAGTTACATTCATTGAAGTGGAACTATCTTCAAACTCAACCAGTGTACCTACCACATCACCTATATTATTACTGAGTGTATCATTAATATATATCTTCACATTGGAAGGATATGTATCATTATCATCGAGAGCAGTTAGATATAAACTAAGATTTAATACTTCAGCATATTGATGAGATGTTAGATTAATAGTTGTATTGACAGGGATAGTAAGAGAATCATCACTAAGATACCAATACATTGCTTCATCATAAAAATCATATGTCCCTAGAATAGTCGAGATTATTTTAGAAGGACCTGTTGTAGGATTACAAGATATCTGTGTAGCATTAACTGTTTGACCATTATAAAGAGTATTAAGGAATATACCTACTCTGAACTGTAAAGGACTATTTAGAAAACAAGCTTCAGGGATAGTATAATTTTGGAAAGTAGTACCTGTCTTTATCTGGAACAATGAATTCCTTAATGCATCAGTAGGTTTAGTATAATTAATATATATAAATCCCGGGTCACTTATACCTGTCTGATAAGCAAAAGTTGAATAATTACCATCATATGAGTTACTTCCGTTAACTATATTAGAAGCGCCCACATCAATAACTAAATAAGGATTACCTCCTGTGTAACTAACAGCACCACAATCATATGATAAATTAGCAAACTCCTGATAACATACTTCTCGTGTATATTGTAATTCATTGAAATAATCCATACTTAGATTGAATATTGTTGTGTTAACTGCACAACTATAATTAGTACCATAAGTAGTATGATTAATATCAACACATACTATGTAACCTGTATCTATATCAGCATCAATCAATATCTTACTACCTAGTTCAGCAGTTATATTCTTAGTGAAATCTGATAAAGATAGATTAATAGATATTGACGGAACAGAACTAACATTAATTTCTCTAGTTATATTAACATTAGTAGTACCATCCGTTCCATTCATTGTTATATTATGCATACCTACACTTAATACTGTTGAATGAGTACAAGTCCAAATAGTCCTTGTTTCTGAATTATTAGTACACGCTGTTGTTCCATTGATATCGAATGATGTTGCTGCAATATTAGTCTTTAATTGGAAAGATGGGGTTGTATCAGTTGTATTACCAATTATACCTGATAGAGTAAGATTCTGGTCAGGGGATGGTGATATAAGTAATAATTCAGTTATATTTAATATATCTACTGAAAAAGGATATTGTGATCCATTATCTGAATTATATAAATCATTTATTTTAGTAGTAGTTAAATCTGTATAAAATGCAGGTTCATCAATGTTTCCTACCCAATCTCCTTGAACTCCACCAGTAACTCCAGCAGCACCAATACCTAAAGAATTAATACTTGTCCATTCAGTAATTCTATTATTAGCTCCATTAGTCATATTTGTTTCTAAATTACTATTTATTTGCATATCAATATTTGTCCCATGATAACGAATAGCAATAAAATTCCATGAATTCTGAGTTACAGTATTTGTTGTTACTGTGGCTGTTTGCCATGAATTAGAGATTTTATTAATACATCTAATAGTGTTATCCGCTTGAACATTACAAAAACCATAATTTGTACTATCTATCCCATAACCTAAAAAAGCTTTACCAGTGGTAGTTGGATAAAACCATCCTACGAAAACAATGTCACCATCTTGACCAACACCATTAACAATACTTTCAGGAATATCATGATAATCATTACCATCATAAATATATGCATTAACAATTTTACCTGAAGTTGTAAATGTTGGATCTCCTATAGCTGAACCATTATTAGAACTATGAGCATCAGGATAACTTCCATTCGTATCTGCTTTATAATACGATATTACATCACTTGTAGAGATATCAGCATAACCAAAACTAGATAATAATATTAATATTAATACTAATAAAAATAATTTCTTCATTTTAATTTTACCTCTATTTTATTAGTATATTGTAGTTCAATACAATCAGATTCACCACTTGTACAAATACCATCACCATTACTATCAGGTAAATCTATACAATTACCATCTTCCAACTTATCACACCATTTATCACAAGCATTATTTTTACATTCAAACCCTTCTTTTTTATAATTAAATCTATCCTCTGCATATTGTATATAATCAGAATTTTCAATCTTTTCAATTTTAATCTTTTGTACTTTTTCAATATAATCAATCACTTCATAATCATTACATTCTTGAGTTATTAAATAACAACCAGTTATATTACTAATATCATATTTATCATCACATTTAACTTGCTCAGATTTATTAATACAAATAGATTTAATCTTAGTATGTTCTAT